GATCGTTTGCGTAAAGCTGCAAATCTACAAGCTACAAAAAAAGAGGTTACATTATCTGATGGTACTGTTTTTGAAATGTGGGTAACACCTCTTACATTAGCTGAACGTGAAAGGGCACAAAAAGGTATAAAACTTGACGATGCAAATGAATTTGCTTTGCGATTATTAATGTCTAAAGCACAAGATGAAACAGGGCAGAAATTGTTTCAGTTGGGTGAGATAGATGTTCTTAAAAACGAAGTAAGAGATTCTGACTTACAAAAATTGATGTTAAGTATTATTCAGGAGGAAGAAGAGCAAATCGACCCAAAAGATTAAGCACTGAACTGCGTAAAGATGGTTTGATGATGTTGCAGTTTGGTATTGCTAAAGAGTTAGGAATGAGTCTTGTTGATGTTAGAAAAATGACATTAGAGGAAGTAATTGGTTGGAGTGCTTATTTTCAAGTTTTAAATGAAGACCGAGAGAAAGAAATGGAAAAAATTCGTAGACGAAGGTAGAATAAGAAAAAATAATTTTTTGTGATTAAGGAAACTGCTTCTATTGAGATTGCCGTAAAAGGCATGAATCAGGTTAATCGCTTGACTCAAAAATTAGAATTATCATCAAAATCAATAGATAAAGTTAATAAATTATTAGCAGGTAAAAAAGGTAGAGGTTCTATTTTTGCTGACTATTTAGACGGAGTAAAGTTATCTGTAAGGAGTACAAATAGTCTTAATAAAAATTTAGCTTTAGCTCAAAGCAATTTTAATAAAGTAGCTCTTGGAACTAAGAGTGCAACTATAGCTGCAAGAGATTTTGTGAGAGCTAATAGGGCTGTTGCTGATGGACTTAGAGAAAGGAATAGATTAATTGAAGAGGCTGAAAGAGTTGTTGCCTCTGAAAGATTTAGGAGAGGTGATTTATCAGGAGATCCTAATGCCTATTCTAGACCTATAGGTCCACGACCTTCAGGTACAAAAAGTTCAAGAAGAGGAAATCCTAGATTTAATAGAGGCAATTTTGGAAATATAGCTAGTAGTGCAATTATTGGTGGTTCGTTTCCTTTGCTTTTTGGGCAAACAGGTGCAGCAGCAGTTGGTGGTGGACTTGGTGGATTAGCAGGTGGTGCTTTAGGAGGCCAATTTGGATTTGCGTTATCTATTCTTGGTACGGCCATAGGATCTGCTATCGATCAAAATGAAAAATTTAATAAATCCTTAGCGGTTTTAAATGTTCAATTTTCAAAATCTGGTACAGGCAGTAAGTTACTAGCAAGTGATATAGATAAATTAGCAAAGAAATTAAATATAACTAAAGAAGAAGCAATAGCAGCTTTTAGTGCTTTTAGAGAATTTGGTTCTAGTTCAGCAGCAAAATCGCTAATCAGTATTTTTGGTACGGATTCTGCAAGTTTTGATCTTTTAGCTGCTACAAATAGACAAGCTGCATTAGCTCAACAAATATTTGATGCTAGAAAACAAATAGGTAATGAAGTAGCAAAACAATTATTACAACAAAATTTAATCAATAATCAATCTGTTGTTGAATTAGCGTTAGCTGAAGCAAAAGCAAAAGCAGCAAATGATGAAGCTATTGCAAAAGCAAAGGTTATTACACTTCAAGATAGAATACTTGCTGGAGCTGCAAGTGATGGTTTTAATTTTGTCGATCCTTCAATTTTTGGACAAGAAAGGGCACAGAAAATACAAGAAGAATTTGACAAAAATAGAGCGAAAAGATTGGAGGATTTAAAAAATTCATTAAAAGAAGTTCGAGAATTACTTGGTCTTGTTGATGAAGCTCAAGGTAAATTTGGACAATCAGGTAATTTAGCTTTTTCTTCTATTAACGATAAAGTAAAAGATTTAACAGATGAAATGCTTAGATTACAAGATCCAGTTTTTCAATTAATTAGTGCTTCAGAAGTTATTGCAACTTCTTTCTCTACTTCATTTAAAGACATTATTCGAGGAACTAAAACTGTTCAACAAGCTTTTGCTGATATGTTCCAGCGAATTGCAGATCATTTCTTAGATATGGCTGCACAAATGATGGCTAACAGTATTCAAAGAGGAATATTAAGTTTATTTAGTGGTTTTGGTGGCGGTGGAATTGGTGGAGGTGCACTGCCACCAGCACCAATATATGTTGCAGCACAAGGCGGTTTTAGTAGGTCAGGTGGATTTAAAGCTTTTCAATCTGGAGGTGTTGTAAATTCTCCTACTATGGGAATGGTTGGAGAAGGTGGCGAATCAGAGTATATTATTCCAGCATCTAAGATGGCTGGTGCGATGTCGAGATATTCAGCAGGTGCTAGAGGTGGTGCTGTTATTCCAGGAGGTTCTGGTGATCCTGGTACAGTTGCAGGTTCTTCTGGTAATACAGTCGTTGAATACACTGGACCTACATTAAACTTTAATGGTGATGAGTACGTTCCAAAATCTGCTGTGCCTGATATTATCGGTGCTGCTGCAAAACGTGGTGCGCAGGCAGGTAAAGCACAAGTTATTGGATCGTTAAGAAATTCTAGAAGTCAACGTGCATCTCTTGGATTATGAGCCTTACAACTTTAGTTACTTTTGTAGAAGTTTTTAGTGTAGATATTAATAACAACAAAAGCACAAAGCATAGATTACAAAATGCTAAAAGAGAGCCATCTGAAGATTCAAATTCTGCAAATAATACAATTTTATTTAATGGTCAAAATTATCATTATTTACCATTTATTTATCAAGGCACAACTATTAATAGATCAGGAGATAATATTGAATCTAATTTAATTATGGGAAATCATCCATTAAGTATGTCAAAAGCACAGGAAGCTGTTCTTAATAGATATTTTGTTGAAGTTAATGTTTGTGTTGTATCTAACGATAATATTGATAATGTTACAAATATTTTGACAACTGATACATGGCTTGCTGCTTCTTTATCTTACGATCCAGAAGTTCTTGAAATTTTGTTAAGTAGTGCTGTAGACGCAGTAGGCATTAACGTACCAAATTTAGTTTTAACTACTGATGCTGTTGGTAAACTACCAGTAACAAGCGATATTCAAAATAGATGAAGCCACATCAACTTATTGGTTTACCTTATAGATTGGGTGCTGATCCTATAAAACATCATGCAGCAGATTGTTTATCTTTAGCTCGTACAGTTTTAAAACATTATGGTATAAATTCACCAGAGCCTACAAGAGATTGGTATAGAAGAGTAAGAAGAAAAGACTTTGATATATTTAAAGAAGAACTTGAAAAGTGGGGAAACGAGACAAAACAGTTTAATATAGGTACAGTTGCATTATGTAAATCTAAGAATGGATTTGGTCTTGCTGTTTACTATGAGGAAGGATGGATAAACTGCGGAGAGTCGGAGGTAAGATGGAGTCCTTTAGACCACTTGGAGGTCGTAGGGTTTTACTCCCCGCAGAAGTCGAATTATGTGAAACAGTAGGTATAACAGAAGATGAGTATTGGTATTTTGTAGAATTAACACAGGCATTTAACGGTAAAAGACCTAAAGAATACGATGAAATACCTTATGTTGTAAATGATTTTGTTTCAGCAATAATAACTGCCATAGGTTCTAGTCAAGTTGCAACTCAGATAGTTTTAGGAATACTTCTTACAGTTGTTTCTGTTTTATTAACACCAAAACCCAGACCACCTAAAACTCCTCCCAGCCTTACAACCGCTGGTCAAACAGGTGCTAAAAGGTTTGCACCACAAACAGGATTTAATTCAGTACAGGAACTTGCTAACTTTGGCGATATAATTCCTCTGATATTTACAAAACAAGAAACTATTAATTATCAGGGAGAAGATAGAGTTTTTGGAGGAGTTCGTGTTAATACAAGGCTTTTATGGTCACAAATGATAAGCCTTGGTTCAGGTCAGCAGTTAAAAGCATTATTTATGCTTGGATTGTCTGATTTAGCTGCTAAACCAGAATTTGCAGGTTATGCGATTGGTGATCTTTTACTTAAAAATTATTTACATAAAAAATTAGCAATTTATGTAATGACTAACGGTGGTAGACCACAAGAAGGGGCTGAAAAATATAGTGAAGGTACTTTGGAAAGACAGGTAGATCGAAATGGTAATCCTTTTTCAGATGTTATGTCTGTTGATTGGGATCAAACTATGGGTGCAACAAATACTATTGTAAGTAGTGCAAGAACTCCTAACACACAAACTGCTTTCGGTGTTTACTCTCCAATGCCAAATAGCATGAGATATAGAGTTCCGTATGAATTGGTTTTAAAACAAAAAAATTTAAAGAATCAAAATAAAACAGATGTAGATACGAAAAGAAGAAAACTTAGAACCAATTTTCCTAGATATGCAACCATAGATAATTACGATAACGTTAATGGCAATAGAAATGATCTTCAGGTCGAAAAAGGAAAAGAAATTGTATATGTTATTGGTGATATGGATTCTGAAGATCAATTTGGTGAAAGTTTTGATCCTTGGGGTGTGGAAGATGTTAAATCCGCAGTAGATGCTTCAAGAGAAGAATCAGATGATGCAATACAAGAAGGTGAATCTTATTTAATAGGATCAGCATTAGCTGTTTGTATAAAAAAAAGTAAACCTATTTGGTCAAAAAAAGTTTATCAAGATTGTTTTTTTAGAGTGGATATTCCTGGATTAATAGATGTAAGACATCGAAATGACGGATTTTTTGGTGCACATAAAGGATATGAATTATTAACCATACAAAAAGTTGCTATCGGTACTATCAGTAATAGTAAAGCTTGTGATGTAACAGAAATTGGTTTGAAATCAAAAGTATTTAAACAGGTTACAAGTTTTCCAAACGTAAATAGTCATCCTGGTGCTGTTGGCTGGAATGAACAAGATATGGATACAACCGATGGTGTTGTTAAAAGATATAACGATGACGATGGCAGCATTTCTCTTGGTGGAATGAGCAAATATCTTACCAGATATAGTTTTTTTAGATTACAGGCAAGAGTTGCTGGTAAAAATAATGCCACAGATGATTGGCATTATATAGATGGTGGACATCCATTTGCTGTTAAAGGTAATTCTCCTCAACCACAATATAATTTTATTCGTATAAATCATTATTCCAATCCTAAAAGAGAATTTGAATTTAGATTTTTACCTTTTCCAGGTAATTTAATTTATAAAAGATATGTGGATCGTAACAATGAAGTAAGACTTTTATCTGCGTCAGGTCAACTTACAAATTACACAGTTGGAACAGCAGATCAGTTCTTTTCAATATATTTTAAAGGATCAAATGCCAAGATAAGAAGTGGTGATGCTTCAAATACTGAATGGTATTTAGGAGAATTACCAACTGCAACAGACGGAGGAAAGATAAATCGTCTTTTATTAGAAAGCACTGGTGTTATACCAAGGTCTACAAGATGGATAGAAGTAGATAGAAAGACATCTAATATGGATGCAAATTTAAGAAATGAAGCTGTTATTTACTATAAACCTCAAAATCATAGTAGTACTTGGGTATGGAGCACAAGAGACAGGCCACCTCATTGGAGAGAATTTTTTGGAAATAGAAACAGTACAATAAATAATCCTTTAAGGCGACCTAATACAATCACGATTGGAGATCCTTATGTTCAACCTTATATAGATCGTGATGATGGATTTAGGTATGGTGTTGGTCCACATATAGAAACTTTTACAGGCAAACCAAAGAATAGACGAGGTGAATATTATGGAATAATTAAATATGAAATGAAAGAAGCTGATGTTGTGCCTACAATCCATGAGAATGTTGCAACAACAACTTCTGGTAGCGGAACAGGATTACAGGTTAGATTAAAAGTTTATTTAAACCCAAATAATAACCAATATGCTGCTGCTGTATGGGAAATTACTGCTAGAGGTAGTGGTTACAAAGATTCTGATGTTGTAAGTATTCCACAAACAGGAAATTTTCCAGGTATTAATAATATAAATATTGTGACTGATTTTAGTGAGTTCGTATCAGAACCTTGGCCTGAAGGAAAAAATCTAAATCCATTTGATGCTGTAACAGATTATTACCAATACGATGCAGAGCGTAGTAGTCATCAGGATGGACCAGAACATGAAATAGTTTATGTAAATGAGCAAAGTAGTGCTACTACTTCACCTCCTTATGAATTACAACAAGCTGGTATAGCAAATGTGGCTTTACGAATTAGTAGTTCAAAAGAATGGAATAGTTTCTCACAGTTTTCTGCTTATATAAAACAAGGTATAAGAGTTGAAAGATTGATAGATAATACAATAGGTGCTACAAATTTATTTCCTGAAATAGTTTTTGCATTATTAACTGATACTAGATTTGGACTTGCAGATTCAATAGGTGTGAGTTCTGTTGATAGAGAAAGAATGGTTACTGCTGCCAAATTCTGTGAAGCTAATAAGTTTTATTGGGATGGTGTTATTACTGACAAAGTGAATGTCAGAGAGTTTATATATCAAAATGCAATATTTAATTTATTAGATTTTACAATTCTTGGCGGTAAGTTCTCATTATTTCCTTCTGTTCCTTTTGATCCGCATAGTTTTGAAATAAGAAAAGAACAAAAACCATTGGTTCGGGCTTTGTTTACAGATGGCAATACACGAAACCTAAAAGTAAGTTTTTTAGCTCCAGAAGAGCGTCAAAATTTCATAGGAACAGTCTATTTTAGAAAAGAAGTGCCAAATGGATTTTCTGAAACATTATCTAAAACTTTTGCTGTTGCAATAGACAACAATCAGGTAGCAGAGAAATTTCCTAGTGAAGTATTTGATATGTCTGATTTTTGTACTAATCCAGACCATGCCGAAGAATTTTTACAACACGCACTGATGATTAGAGCAAAAGTAGATCATGGTATAAATTTTGAAACCACACCACAGGCTGCATTAGGATTAAAACCTGGTGATTACATACGTTTTATTTCAGAAGCTACTCATACCAGTAGGTTTGAAAATGGTGTAATATCTCCTGATGGAGTTGTACAAAGTGTAGGTAATAACAGCCTCACTAATGTAAATATTTATCATTGGAAACCAGGTACACAAGAAGTCAAAGAATCTAACTTAAATGTTGTAGATGGATTTACTACAGACGCTAATTTATACGGATCTGTTTTTACAGTAAAACAAACAACTGAATCTAATAGACTTTATAAAATTGAATCCATGACATATACCGATGAAGGATTAATACAAGTTTCTGCAAGTCATGCACCTCTTTTATCTGATGGCACTCTTGCTACAATAAATTATGATCCCGTTAATGATTTTACGAATCTAGATTAATGTCAACACAAAGATTCTTTCCACCCATAAAACCTTCTTCAAGAAGTTATACTCCTGGAAGGTATCCGCAAACTGAATTTGTTGCACAAAATGGTGCAAAAACTGTTATCAGATACGGTAATAAAAAAGTAGACGCAAGATTAACTTTAGGATTTACAAATATTACAGATGACGAAGCTAATTTAATTTTAAATTTATACGAAGAAGTTAATTCTGATTATGATTATATTCAATTTAATACAGGTGATGGGCTTGCAGGTATGGTTCTTCCTAGCACAACAAATATGAATTTATTTGATAAGTTTAGAGAAGTTGAAGGTTTTGGAAGAAATTTGTTAAGATACAGGTTTGATGGTCCTCCAACAGTCACAAGTGTCAAACCTAATAGGTCAAATGTGCAATGTAAATTTGTCGCTTGCCTCGATGGGGATTAGAATAGGTTTAAAATTTATTTAAAACAATGGCTGGCTTTTATTCTGGTAAAGAAGGTGAATTAATAATAGATGGTGAAAAAGCTGCCAGAGTTAGATCATGGTCATTTAATATGAATCAATCAGTTTTAGAAACTGTTTCATTAGAGGATACTGATAGAAATATTATTCACGGCATAAGAAGTTATACAGGTAGTGCAAGTATTTACTATTATCAAGATGTTGCAGGAGGTGGTTCAGGTAAATTGTCTACTTTAATAAATAAAATAATAAAACCATCGGAAACAGCACAGGGTAATGACGCTACTGCTGTTGAAGCTCAAACTGTAAATTTTAGATTAAGAATAAAAGATGGATCTGCTAGTGGTAGATTTATTGAATTTCAAGCAATAGTAACAAGTGTTAGTATGACAAGCACAGTAGGAGAAGTCACTGCAGCAGACCTTAGTTTTGAATGTCAAGGAGCACCTTCTGCTGTTTCTTTATAAATGTCTATTTATTTTGGATCGACAGGTTTTATTGAATTAAAACGTGATTCTTTAAATGCTGATATACCTTCATCATTAAATTCTGCTGATGTAAACACGCTTAAAAAAAGATTTTCAGTAGAGAATGTTGTTGGATCTTTAATAACAGGAGATCAAGTTGAAATAGAAACTGTTGACGGTAGTAATTTAGAGTTAGTATCTGGACATAACTTTCCTGATCTTCTTAAATATATTCATATCGATGATATGGGTGGGATTAGATTATATGACACGTTTGCATCTTCATTAGCAGGTGAAGTTACTGATGCACTTACACTTGTAACTCCTTCTTCTACAAAAGATATATTAATCCGTACTAGAAATACTAGATTTAGACCTCTTGCAAAAATTACTGAATTTGAAATTACGACATCAAGAGATACTGTTGATGTTAGTAATTTAGGAGAAGAATTTAGAAGACAATATGAAAGTGGTCTCATATCAGGACAAGGGACAATACAAACAATATGGCAGCATAGAAATTTTCAAAATGATACTACTGATTTTATTAGTCCTGAATTTCCTGTTTATTTAAGTCAATTATTGGTACGAGTTCAACAGGGGGCAGATTTTGAAGGAAGATTTTATATTTATCACGATCCAAGTCAATCTACAAATAGTGTTTGGTATCAGTCTATTGGTGTTATAACCAATGTTGCCATTAATGTTCCTGCAAGTGGTGTGATAGAGGCACGAATAGAATTTGTAACTAACGGAGAAATAAGATTACATAATGGAGTACCACCATCATTCTTGTTATTAGAAAGTAGTGATAAGATATTGCAAGAGGATGGAGATGGTATTTTACTTGAAGATCCTTAAAA